TGAGAGGTTGTAGACCCTTTGCCTTCCGGCGGTCGTTGGCTCGCTTACAACGGTTACTGCACCAGATGGAGCGTCGATCCTTGGCCTCGAACGCAGTGCCGCAATGGTGGCACCGATACGTCGCCACAGTCCGTTCGTATTTGCCGGCGACAAATCTGTCTGAACATTCGCGGGAACAGTAAAGCCCAGCTTTGAAACGGTTGGCGAGAAACGTGTTTCTGCATCCTTCGCATTGGCGCTCGACGTTATCGCGACCATCGTCGCGTCGCCATTTCGACTTACACGCGTTCGTACAGAACCGCTCAACACTCCGTTTGAGCGCGGCATAGGGGGTTCCGCACTGGTCACAGCGACGGTCTTCCCGAGCATACATTGTCGCCGCGCAGTCCTGCTCCCAGTGCTTCTTGTGCCAAGCCAATCCTTCAGTGGATCCGTGCCATGCGGATGCCGCCGGCCGGGCGTGTTCCGCGAGACGCGCGGCACTCTCGCCGCCGCGTAGCTTGCCGTGGAAAGACAAGTGCTCGTCAGCGGTGACGCAGGAGAGGTTGTCAGGCTGATTATTGCTGGTATCCAGGTCTCGATGATGGATGTGCGCGCGCCTCGGAATGCTGCCGTTGTAGTGCTTCCACACAACCCGATGCAGGCGTTGACCGTGGCGCTGATAGTAGATGCCGCACTTGTAATACGAAACGCCAAGGAACTCTTGGACGGTTTCACTAATGACGATGACTGACATGGACGCATCATATCACCGTATCGCAGCGAACGGAACGGAATAAACCCATGTCCCACGACAAAAACCGGATGATCCTCGGTGCCGGTCAACGTTGCGCCGCTCGATAACCGCACGGTCATCACCGGTCTCTCGCCGACACTGAACGCCGCGATCACCGGGTGATAACCGCTCCGCGTCATCACCTGATCCGCCAACGTCACGCACTCAATCGGCATCGCACCGCGCGCCGTCTCGATGATCGTGCCGGCCACGAAGCAAGAGTCAGCCGCGTGGTCCTCGCCATCGGTCGCCAGGTCTTCTGGCCTCGCGTCATCGTGCTGCATCGCGGGTAGCGTCCTGATCAGATCCCGGCACGTCGAGAACAACACGACCATCGGGTTGCCATCACCATCACCGACCAACCTGGAACGCACCTGATCCCAACCGCCCATCGCGCCGCGCTGTGGCACGCGTTTGTTGTCCGCCGGCCGGAACACGACGCGCGCCGCCTGGGTCATGCGCATGGCGATCGATGGGCCGCCGTCCTCGGAGAAGATCGCGGGGTCGGCAACGCCCACCATCATGCCGTTGGCCGGCTTCGGGTCGTCACGCTCACGCGCGCGTATGCCCTCGGCCACCTGCTCCGCCGTCATGCGAAGCCCAACATTTGGCTCGTTCGGCTTCATGCCGTACCACTCGCGGTAACAGACGAGGCAGCCGCGCGCGATATCGGGAACCGATCCATCGCTGACCGCCCACCAGTGCACCGCGAACGGACGCGCGCTGCCCCAGTCGAACGAGCGGAACCGCGCCCAGTGATCGGGGAGGGATCGAGGCATGATGATGTGCCGGTCGGATGACCACTCGGGAAAGAACGCCCCGGCGACCACGTTCCAGTCGCCCTCCAGCCACGCGCGGACCAGTTCAGGCGAGCCGACGAGGTGCAGACGATTGATGTAAGTGGGATCGTTCTGCAACAGGATACGATTATCCTGAATGCGAGACGGTATGTAAATGAAACGATGTTCCTCGCCGTTCGGCAACTTGCGGACGAGTGGAACCATGCCGCGCGGCGCCGGGTCGATGTAACGGTGCTTGATCCACTGTTGCCCGACACCGCCGGGATTGGCGGTGAGGATCAGTTGCGCGGGAACGCCGCTCTTGGAACGCAACGCGCCGAACAGCATATCGATAGGCTTCGGGTCCTCGAAGTTACCCGCCTCCTCCACCGCGCAATCGCTGATCGATTGGCCCTGGTATTTGCTCGCGTCGGAGACGTTCTCCAGCGGGCGAAACCGCACGCGGCCACCGCCCGGCATGCGGAACTGGCGCGGCTGCTCGCGCCACTCGGCGCCCAGCGGGATGTAGATTTCCTTGGCGCGCTCGATCAGGTCGTCAGCCTGCGGCATTTCCTTACGGAAGAACACGCCATTGAAGCCAACGCCATAACGCTGCGCCTTGACCGCCCATTTCCCAAGGACGCCGTCCGTTTTACCTCCGCCGCGCGCTCCACCGAACAGGATCTCAGTATAGGGGCAGGTGACCAGCTTGTGCTGCTGTCCCGGCTGCGGCGCCCAGACGAGGCGGGCTGGCGCGTTATCGAGCGGCATGGCGAGTGGCCGGGTCAGGTTTCATCATCGGGTTTCGTAACGTTAAGCGCCGTCCACTGCTCGATCGTCAACGGTGCTTCGGACAGCACGCGGTGGATGTTCAGATCCGCCGTCAGGGTCAGCGAGTCCTGTTGTCCGAGCAGTTGCTTGCCGAGCCATACGAGCATCGTTGGGTTTTTGTCCGTGACAGCGGCCTGCCACTGCGCCCGGCGCAACGTGGCGCGTCCCAGTTCGGCACCGCGCTCGATGGCGGCCTTAACCTCCGGGTCTTCCGCGAGATGCTTGAAGAATGTCGAGTGTGGCGTGCCGCTTAATGCCTTGAGTTCGTGCATCGTGCAGCCGATCGACGCACCCCGTTCAAGCACGCCAAGATCGATCTTCACGCGCGATCCCGGGCCTGAGCGGCGCCCCATGTCGCGCGGCGGGATATCGGCGTCATCGAACCCTTCAAGCGGCATTGGACAGTCCTCGCTCTGTTTGGGTGTCAGCGAACGCCCGGCCATCGCTTGCGAGCGTCGCGGTTTGTCCGGTGAACGCCTGCCAGCGCAGCACGGCGACATCGACGTATGTTGGGGATATTTCGATGGCGTGACAGGCGCGGCCGGTCATCTCGGCGGCGATGATCGTGGTGCCGGAGCCAACGAAGGGGTCGTAGACGGCCTGGCCGGGGCTGCTGTTGTTCTCGATCGGGCGGCGCATGCACTCGACGGGCTTTTGCGTGCCGTGACCCGACCACGCGTCCTCACCACCAGACATGCCACCCTTGAACGCCGTTCGATTGGCGATTTCCCATAGCGTCGTCTGCTTGCGATCACCGGCCCAGTGCGCGGTCGTTCCCTTGCGGATGGCATACCAACACGGCTCGTGCTGGACGTGATAATTGCCGCGACCGATGGGGAAGTGCGGCTTTGCCCAGATGATCTGCATCCTGATCTCAAAGCCAGCCGCGATAAGCGCATTGTAATGATCGACCTGCATGGCACCCGGCGGATGCCATTGATAAACGACATCACCCGGAAACAGCGCCCAGGCATCGCGCCAGTCGGCCCGCGCATCGTTCTCAACAGTCCCGATCGATCTCGATCGGGACCATTCGATGTTCGGCGCACGGTTTCGCCAGTCCGGATCGTAGTCCACCCCATACGGCGGATCTGTCACCATCAGGTGCGGCCGCACGCCCCCCAGCGCGGCCTCGACCACCCCAGCGTCTGTGCAGTCCCCGCACACCAACCGGTGCCGCCCGAGCGTCCACACGTCGCCCAGGCGCGTCACCGGCTCCGCTGGCGGCTCCGGCACGTCGTCGGGATCTGTCAGCCCGTCAGTGCGATCGGCGAGGATGTCCTTCAGTTCCAGATCACTGAACCCGATCAGGCCGAGGTCGAAGCCCTCCAGCCCGAGTTCGCCCAGCTCCAACCGTAACAGTTCGTCGTCCCATCCGGCGTTCAGCGCCAGCTTGTTGTCGGTCAGGCGATACGACGCGATCTGGGCCGCGCTCCATCCCTTCGCCACCATCACGGGAACATCGGTGATGCCCAACTTGCGCGCCGCGAGCACGCGACCATGGCCGGCGATCAGGCTCCCTTGATCGTCCACCAATACTGGGACAGTCCATCCCCATTCGCGAATACTGGCCGCGATCTGTGCGACCTGTTCTTCCGAATGCGTCCGAGCGTTTCGCGCGTAAGGGACCAGCGAAGCAACCGCGCGGCGCTCTACTTTATCGGCGGGCCATACCGGCGGCTTCACACGTGCGCCCATGTCGCCCCCGTCTTGATGGCGCCTATCGTTGCACGGGACACTCCATAGTCCGCTGCTATCGCGGCTTGCGTTTCTCGTGATAGCCGTTCGCGAATTACCGGCACATCACACTCGCCGAGTTTCGCGTAATGGCTAGAAGCTCCCCTCTTGGGAATGCGCCTGGCCCTGTTCTGCGCCACAGTCATGGCCGTTAGATTGTCTGGCCGGTTGTTCGCGCGATCCAGGTCGCCGTGGTCTACTTCTTCCCAATCCTCTGGGACGCGATGGAACGCTGCGAAAATGAGCCGACTAACACAATGGTGGCAATAACCAGCCCCATCGTCTCTCGGTAATTGAACCGTCAGATACCCATTGGCGCCACGCCATGGCGCCAGCACCCTCCCAACGTGCTTGCGAGTGGTCGTCGTGCCCCATCGGTTGGGAACAATACGACCGCCGTCCAGCGAGCGAATACGACCGAGAGAAGACGCCTGATATTCAGGAC